GGTTTGAAAGAGCAATTAGAAAACATCAAAAAAGACAACGGTTTTCTCTTTGAAGATGATGATCCACAGAACGTGAATCTCGGAGGAGATCATGAAAATAAACCAGAAACAAAAGAATCGACTTGGGAATCTGCCCTTGACGATCACTATGGCAAAGAATAGGAGTGATGAATAGATGCCATTAACATTAGCACAAGCAAAGGTCGGCATGGCCGACAAAGTAGACCAGATGGTCGTAGACGAGTTCCGCCGGGACTCTTTTCTTTTAGACAAATTGATTTTTGATAACGCAGTATCACCGGGTACCGGTGGCAGTACGATGACATACGGGTACATGCAGCTGCTTACTCCATCCACGGCAGAAGGACGTAAATTAAACGAAGAGTACAAGCCGGGTGAGGCTCTGAAAACTAAGAAAAATGCTGATATCAAGATCTTTGGTGGTAGCTTCCAGGTAGATCGTGTACTTGAGGATACGGCCGCAAAATCTGAAATCACATTTCAGTTACAGCAGAAGACGAAAGCAGCTTCAAACAAGTTTCATTACGATTTCATCAATGCGGACTCCGCAAACAAGGAAACTGATTTTGACGGATTGGAGAAGCTGGTAAAGGGAACGAGTACAGAGTACATCCCTACAACAGCTATCGACCTTTCAGACGAAACGAAGATTGCAGCAAACAGCAAGAAATTCGTATTTGAACTGGACCAGTGGCTGGGGACATTGGATGGACGCCCGGACATGCTACTCATGAACCGTCGTATGAAAACGATTATGAGCGCAGTCGCTCGTGAACTGAAATATTTCACGCAGACAGAAGACGCTTTCGGCCGCAAGGTTGACAACTATGACGGCATTCCTATGGTAGACATGGGTGAGTATTATGACGGTTTGACCACCGTTCCTGGCGTAGCTACAGACACATCCGGAGAAACCTCTATCTATGCTGTCAAGATCGGTCTGGACGCCTGCCACGGCATCAGTCCGAAGGGAGAAAAGCTCATCAAAACGTATCTTCCGGATATGAAAGCACCGGGAGCTGTAAAGACTGGTGAAATCGAAATGCTGGCAGGTATCGTGCTGAAGAACAGTAAGAAAGCCGGCGTCTTCCGCAAGGTGAAGATCTCTGCTCCGGTAAGTGTAGTGAAATTAGCAAAGGGCAGCCTCGGTACTGCAGGGGATAAGACGATCACCGGATTAGAGGCAGGAAAGACATACCGGGTCCAGAACGCATCTACTGTGAAGTTTACTGCTGCAGATGGAACACTTACAGAGGAAGCGGAAAAGGCAGCTCTTGGCGAAGGTGTTACAACTATCACAGGGCTGACGAACGGTCGCATCTATCTCGTAGAGGAAGTGTAACAGGAGGTAACCATGATCACATATCCGCAGTATCGGAATTGCGGTGGTACTCTTGATGAAATAGAATTCAATCAGCTGGAACCAAGCGTATGCCGGCTGATTGATTCTTACATCAAATCAAAAGTACCTTACTGGAGAGTGAGACCGATAGAAGAATATGGTATAGATTTCGCTGAAATAATAACATTAGAGATTGACTTCATTTCTAAGAATGGAGGGCTTCTTGCATTCAACGGAAAATCGGATTTTCATTTTAAATCAGCCAGTACAAGTGGCTTTAATTTTGAAATTGATGATACAAAGATTCATTTTATGCAAGGTGTTCCGTTCTCTACGATTGCAAAGGAATTTCTCGATTACGAATTACTAAATGCCGGCTTAACGGTGGCTTGTCTATGATATCCCCTAGATTCTTAAGGCCCCATCAGATTGCAATTAGATATAGGCTTGGTGAAGACGATAGTGGGAAATTGAAAGAAGCGTCTGCGATTATCAAATATGTTAAAGTGGATGAAACATACGGAATCAAGTTATCAAAAAGAGGAATAACATCAGACGATAAAGTTTTGATCACGATAGATTGTAATGATTTTATCGCTGATAAGAAACTTGTCGAAAAAGTCTCTAATGCTGAAACAGAATTTTCCATTCATGTGGATGATACCATCGTATATAACGACAAGGAATATCTGATCACTTCTGTGTCTAATATAAATCCTCTACGTGATAAGCCAGAATTCATCGAGATCATATGTCAGTAAGAGTAAAAATAGACCATGACAAAGTGATGAAACGAGTTGATAAAGCAAAATGGAAAACGATACTAGCATTGAAATCACAGATTGCAAAGGATACGAACGCAAACGTTCCTAAAAGAGACAGCTTTTTGAGAAATTCTGTATTTCGCAGCACATCCAAGAAAGACAATTTCTTAAAATGGGGAGGTTTTGCAGTCTTGTATGCCCATTTCCGATGGAAAGGAAAGGTCATGGTCGGAAAAAAATCCGGTAGTCCGTGGGCGAAACGTGGAGAAACGAAGATATATACATCAAGGAATCTATCTTATGGTACAGGTAGATCGGATTGGTTCGAAGTGACGAAGAAAGTCAAGAATAGTTCATGGATACGGTTTGCGAAACGTGTTTTCAGAAAGGAGTTTTAAATGAATTCAAAGGATATTGTACAAGTAGAGGATAGATTGTACGAGTATGTGAAAAATATCAATGTCGATAGTATACCTTGGTGTCTCGAGTATTTCAATGATTCTAAAAATACATCTCTGTGTTTCAAAAGAAATGCAGACCCGGTGATAAAAGAAAAATACATATCGGGTGCATATAAAGCTGAGTTTAACTTTAGTGTTCTATTGCAATCATCAAAGCGAGATACAAAAGCAATGCTTGACTTATCTAGAGTACTATATGCCTTGGCTAGCGTCTTCGAAGAAGAAGAAAAACAAGGCTTTCCATCCTTGAAATTAGAAGGAGCAAGCCCAATCGGGTTAGAGATGACAGATTTGCCAGCTGACTATGAAGGAGAGGGCGTCAAACTTTCCACTTTCATGGCCGGCTTTAAACTAACTTATGAGAAGAAAGGAAGGTTTGAATAATATGACAAAAGCGATACCATCTAGAGAGCTTAGAACGGAGGATAATCTTCACTACGTTAAATTTGGTTCTGAAGAATCCTTTATTTTGGCTAATAAGGGTCTTACAGATTGGACAAAAGCCATGAATCCGAATGTTGATGATGGGGTGCAGTATATCGGAGAAAAGAATGCAGAAAGCAATCTGATGGGGTATGCGCCAAATGTTTCGTATGGCGGAACTGCATATCCATCAGACAAATTCGCTGCATGGTTATATTCTGTAGGAAAAGAAGAAAAAGTCGGCGAAAAATTCACTGAAGTAGAAGTTGAAACTTGGAATGAGACGGAAAAATCTGGAGAGTTCAAAGCATATCAGCGTATTTATGAAGTACAGCCTGATAATCCGGGATCAGGAGAAGGCGGCGGAAAGCTAGCATTAGAAGGAACATTTGCGCAAAAGGGAAGTGTTACGATTGGTAAGTTTGATATTTCAACGAAAACATTCACAGCTGATGGAGAGTAAGGAGTGATTACATGGAAGAAAAAATAATTACAGTCGAATCAAATGGACTTAGAAAACTAAATGTCGATGGAAAGATATTTAACTGTGATGTCCTAGATTTAGATTCAAATGCGGTGCTGGAAGATTTTAGGCAGCTCCAGATGGAAGGCATCAAATTTAAAGATGGGCTATTGAAAGAGTGTGAACATGCGATTGATACGGTTTTAGGTAATGGCGCTTACAAGAAGATATTTAAGAGCGAAAGGTCTTTGCGACCATATTATCTAGTTCTGAAGTTAATGGAAATCTATCAGGATGAATTCATGAAGGAGCAAAGAGAAAAACAACTTCAGCTTGCTAGAGAAGAGAGAGAACAGGTAGAAGATATCTTAAATAATTTTAGTAAGTTTACGAATGAACTCCAAAAAGCCCAGGATAAATACGGTATAAGAAATGTGGTTAACAAGAGAAGATCTTCCGGATACCATAAGAATAGAAGATAGATGTTATAGAATAGATACAGATTTTCGTAGTTGGATACGTTTTGAATTGATCCTATCGGATGATTCCATCGACCCATACTATAAAACTTCTATTTTGATAAATGCTTTAGAAGTAGACCCGGCCATACAGCGTGAAAATCAGGAGGACATACTACGTGCCCTTTTTTCTTTTTATCGGATGGGGAAACCTTCTAAAAAGGGGAAACCATGTAAAGATATTCCGTATCGCTTCGACTTTGACATGGATCTTATTTATGCAGCATTTATGCAACAATACCATATTGATTTGCTGACCGTGAATTTACATTGGTATGAATTCAAAAGCTTATTTGACGGATTAACTGAAAACACACAGTTAATAAAGGTTATCGGTTATCGAACAACAGAAATTGATAAAATGCCAAAAGAGCAACGGAAAGAAGCGTTACGCTTGAAAGAGTTTTGGAAGATTCCGAATGATTTTATGTGTCAAGAGAATGATAGGACCCCACAAGAAATTGAGGCTGAATTACTTGCACGTATAGAGAAAGAGGCGGGTGATAAGCATGGCTACAAATGATGGAGAGATCATCATTGAATTGCAACTCCAACAGGATGATTTTGAGAAGAGATTAAATGCAATCGAGCATAAAACGCAATCCTTTGGTTCAAGCATAAAGCGAACTGTTGCAGCGCTTGGGCTTGGAAAAATTGCAAAAGATTTCGCCTCTGCAGGTATCAGTTTTAACGCTAGTATCGAGCAATATCAGACCTCATTTGAGGTCATGACTGGATCTGCTGAAAAAGCTACACAAATAACACAACAGCTTAAGCAAATTGCAGCAAATACACCGTTTGAGCTGCCACAGCTAGCAGATACGACACAGCTACTCATGAATTATGGTTTCACCGCAGATGATGCAATGAAAAAAATGCAAATGCTCGGTGATATATCACAAGGGTCTGCGGACAAGATGACACGTATAGCTACCGCTTACGGTCAAATGTCTTCAGCCGGTAAGGTAAGTCTGGAAGATGTAAAACAGATGATAGAGGCAGGTTTTAATCCATTACAAGAAATCAGTAAGAGCACAGGTGAATCTATGGCCAGTCTTTATGACCGTATATCTGACGGTTCGCTTTCTGTTGATGAGATAACTGCTTCTATGGAACGTTCTACATCAGCAGGCGGTAAGTATTTTCAGTCAATGGACAAGCAGTCACAAACATTGAATGGTAAGATTTCTACATTAAAAGATACATTTAATGAATTTGCAGGAAAAGCGATGCAGGGGCTTAGTGATGTTTTGTCTAATACGGTTATTCCTGCACTTACCGGTGTCTTATCACATAGCGATGAAATCATGGCGGTTTTGAATGCTTTGTTACCTGTTATTGTAGCTGTAGGTTCTGCATTCGCTGCTTGGAAAATAGTGAATTTCATTCAAGATATCCCTAAAATGGTAGGAAGTGTAAAAACAGCAATACTTGGTGTAAACGCGGCTTTAGCAGCGAATCCGGTGGGAGCAGTGATTGCCGCTATCTCAGCACTTGTCGCAGTGTTCCTTTATCTATGGAATACCTCTGAGGAATTCCGGCAGTTCTGGACAGATATGTGGAACGGCATTGTAGAATGGTTCTCCGGTATCATAGAAAGCATAGTCAATTTCTTTACAGTGACGATACCGGAAGCATGGGAAACTTTTAAAATGAATTTGCAAGAATTATGTGACAGCATCGTTCAATGGTTCCAGGATGCATGGAACAGTGTCATAGCTTTCTTCACAGAAACGATTCCGGCGTGGATCCAGAGTGTGATCGACTGGTTCAATCAATTACCGTATAACATTGGTTATATGGTCGGACAAATCATTGGCCATTTCATCCAGTGGGGCATCGATCTGAAGAACTTCGTTACTGAAGATATTCCGGCATTCATAAACTCGGTAGTAGAATGGTTCAAGTCATTACCAGGAAAGATATGGGAATGGTTGAAGAGCGCCTGGGAGAAAGTCAAGACCTGGGGAAGCAATATATATACCAGTGCAAGAGATTGGGTATCAAAAACAATTGATAGCGTTGTCGATTGGTTTAGGTCTCTGCCAGGAAAGATTTGGACATGGCTCACAAATGCAGTGTCTAAAGTAAGGGACTGGGGTTCTAATTTATGGAACACTGGTATCAACGCCGCAAAGCAGCTCGTGGATTCTGTTGTCCAGAAAGCAAAGGAATTGCCTGGCAAGATGGTAGATATCGGTATAAACCTTATCAAGGGGCTGTGGGAAGGTATAGGAAGTGTAAAGGAGTGGATCTTGGATAAGATCAGTGGATTCTGCGATGGAATCGTAGATGGTATGTTGGATTTCTTCAATATAGGTTCACCGTCCAAACTGATGCGGGATATGATTGGTAAATGGTTACCACCAGGTATTGCCGTGGGATTTGAATTGGCAGCCCCAAAAGCTTCCAAAGATATGACCAAAGAAGCTGGCAAAATGGTAAAAGACATTCAAGGTCAGTATGATGCATCTATTGGAGGATTTACATTGGAAAACCAACTCAATGTCGCAAAACAGGCAACGATAACGAACGCGTTCCCAAAGACCATGCAGCTAGTACGTAATGGTGTTAATGAGTTTAAATTCGTATTGGATAACGGTGCAGAAGTTGCGCATTGGCTTGCACCTGAAATGGGTGTTGAGCTTGCAGAGCTTAGATAGGAGGGTGTGATATGCGAATAAACAACAAACGGATGGAACGATTCCATATGAGAGTAAATTCCTTTACATATCAGCCCTATGCAGTAGAGCGTGAGGTCTTTCAGCCTGAACGCTCCCTGCGTCCTGTTCTTGGAAAAAGAGTGTTGACACCGAAGAGTATGCAACTGATAGCTGAGTTTCGCAGCAAGAAGGATATATCTGATTTTCTGGCAGAGCTATTGAACCATGAAGAGAACATGATCGACATTGAAGATGGATTCAAATATCGGTGCTATCTATCCAAACTGAGCCAACCCGTAGATGAATACTGGCAGGGCTGGTACAGGGTGACGATCCCGTTGTCCGTCATACAGGAAGGAAGCAGACGCCAGTTGTTACTTAATAAGGCGGAAAACCATATCGTTGTCGCAGGTAATTGGCAAACAGAATGTGTGTATGAAATAACGCCAATGACAGCTATGGATTCCTTCACTATTGATGGGCACACCATCCGGAAGCTGTATGCAAACAGAACGGTCTATTTCGATGGTGAATTGAAAAAAGTTTATACAGATACAGAGCC